GCTTGTAGGCCGGGATGTTCGTTGTGACGTGTACCGCGTTGCTCCCGGCGATGTTTTGGTGCGCCTGGATGTGAGCCCTGTTCTGTTTGTAAACCGGGATGCTCGTCGTGACGTGTACTCGGTTGTCTCCCGAAACAGCCTGGGACACCCGGACGTGGACGAGGTTACTATTTGCCGGAACAACCGTGTACGTTATCTCCATACGGGCGCTAAAAGGATCGTAGACAACTCTGTATGAAAACTCCGTCCGAGTGCTATACGCCACGGCGGCTACCCCTTCGCCTATTGAACAGGCTCGGCAGAGACGGTTAAGCCAACGACCTTAGTGCCAGGACTACTGCTAGCACTGGCCTGGACACGGACATAAATCGGTTGGCTCTCCTGGTCAGGGCCAATCGTGCCAGGCAGTTGCAAGGGTAACGGCTCGGGTGCAAANGGGNCGTCGGTCAACGAAAGCTCGATGGCGTCTCCCTCTGGGTGTTCTTCCACGTCNACAACAACGTTCTGGATCNCCACACCCGTCCGGTTTTCTACCTTAACGGCCTTGTGCCCGCTACGTGTACCTTGAATCACGTCGCCCACATTTAGACGCCGCAGAATTCCGCCACCAGGAATCGACAGGTAGCCTAGCGAGTCCTTAAAGTACAAGCCAGACAGAAACGCATCAGAAATAACCAAAATGTCCGTTGCGTCGTTCGGCGCGCAGTANAGCTTGCCGTCGGGTCCTAGAGCGATACCCCACCACTTGCCAGAGCCAGACAAATTCACACCCATGTTCGTACGCTGGGCAGTTCCCGTCGCAGGATCAATGATGAGAATGTCCGTTGCGTTGTACGGCGCACAGTAAAGCTTGCCGTCAGGGCCTGTGGCGATGCCAAACCACTTGCTAGCNCCAGACAAATCCACACCCATGTTCGTGCGCTGGGCAGTTCCTGTCGCAGGATCAATGATGAGAATGTCCGTTGCGCTATACGGCGCACAGTAAAGCTTGCCGTCAGGTCCCGGAGCGATGCCTACCCAATTGCCAGACAAATCCACACCCATGTTCGTGCGCTGGGCAGTTCCAGTCGCAGGATCAATGATGAGAATGTCCGTTGCGCTATACGGCGCACAGTAAAGCTTGCCGTCAGGTCCCGGAGCGATGCCTGNCCACTTGAGAGTGCCAGACAAACTCGCTCCCATGCTGGTACGCTGCGCCGTCGCCATTCACGTCACCCCGCAATGGCTTCCAGCCACTGCAACCAGTGCCGCAGATCCGTCCGCAGAATCGGCTCCGTTACAGGAGAAAACGTAACCTTCACCCAGACAGGCACGGGCGTCTTATAGTCACCGTCAGGCAGTTGCAGTGTCGTCTGGTAGGCCCCAGGCTGGCCGTTTTGGTCCAGGGCGTAGTGGATCTGCACATCGTCGTCCGTGTTCAGGGCCGAAATCTGCACGTTGCTGTACGTGCGCTGGAAGTTGTCGCTGTACAGGTACAGCTTCCGCTCAACACTCCCACCCTCGGCGGGGCCNTCGTANGTATCAGGCGACCCAAGAGTGGGGCTGATGTCGTCCCGCNCAAGGAGTGAAACCGTTTCATCGAAGTACATGCGAATAGCCATTCCAGAACCCTCCCGAAGAGGAAGAGGGGCCTTACTCGGCCCCTCCGTCCTCCTGCTTGGGNAGNTCCTCAGACGCCTCGAAGATCCACAACCCGTACCCGCTGTGGCCGCGTAGGAAAGCCGCCACCTTCGGGTCGTCCGTGGTGAACTCGCCGTTGACAAACTCCACACGTGGGCCGTCAGGCTGTGCGTTAATAACCAAGCCCAACCGCGGGCTGTGGAAGACGTACCGCTTGCGCTTCGCCAAGACAATCCCTCCCAAAAAGGAAGGAGGGGCCTTGTCGGCCCCTCCTTATTACGCGGCGTTGTGCAGCACGGCGTGGACCTTCTCCAGCCGCACCGACAAGCCAACCTCGGTGATGTACTCGTCCCGCCAACCGTCCTCGTCCGGAAGCTGGATGTTGGTCCTGAGCGTGGTGTCCCGGCCATTCAGCGGGCGGTACTCGATGTAGTCCATGTCCACGCCGAAAGCCAACCCCTGATACTCCTTCTCCAGCGTCCTAGACGGCACGATGTACAAGTCGCCGTGGAACGACTTGTACTGCTTGAGCCGGATCCCATACGTCTCTTCGCCGCTACGGGTTTCAATTCGATCACGGGCAAACTTGTTGATGATGGACCCCACACGGTAGGAGCAGACGAGGAGCTTGCGCGGAGAGCCGTGTTGGAACAGCATTTCGCAAAACTCCTCGAACTTGTCTTCGGTGAGGTTGTTGCCCGCGTCGTAGTGCTTGGTCTTGATGAACTGAAGCAAGCCGCCGGTCATCCGCCGCTTGTTCAACACGTCCTCCTTGCGCTCGCCGAACAGCAGCGCGCGCTCGATGTCCAGGCGGTGCTCCAGNGCCTGATCCCGACGCAGACGAGCGCGCTCCGTCTCGNTGGTCCTCAGCGATTCCCGCTCGCTGGTCATGGACTGGTCAAACGGGCGACGGAAGATCTGCGTGTAGTTGTACTCCTTCACAGGCTGGGCGACTTTGGGTTCAGGCGCACGGCTGAACTCCTCCATCGCGTTGCCCAACCTCAGAAGCCAGTCGTTGTCATTAATGGCCGCAGGCGTGGTCACGCCGTAACCACGAACAACGGTGACAGTCTTCGTCGCCTCGTCAACCCCCGTGACGAACATCACCTCGCCCGTGCGCGGGACCTTGATGATGTCCCTGGTCCGGAAGATAGTGGGGTCGTCCACGACGATCTGATTCGCGCTGGCATCCACACCGCCGTCCGCCTGGGTCCACCATGCACCCGGCTCAGAGTCGTACCAGTAGAACTCCGCCGTCCTGGTGGGGCGCTTCCTTGCCCGCATGAGGATGACCAGGAACGGGTTCGCATCAGGGATGAGGCGTGCGATCTCCTTGGAAACGTCAATGTCCCTGCGGTCACGGTCAATCCCGAAAGTGGTAACGGGAGAGTTGGACGCAGGGGTGGAAAGTCCGTAATCGAACTCACCAGCCATTGTTCAGTTGCACCTCCGCTTAAGTTCTGTGGCCTTAGCGGAGCGCAACAAAAACCCCACAAGGCGTTTGNCCTGTGNGGTTGCTGTTTCTGTTTGACGCTCCGCCTTAGCCGAAGATTCCTTGTGGTTGNCCTGGGTCGCCGAAGATTTGCCGCTTGATGACCTCTTCAGGCGGCAGCTTCGTCTGCTGCCTGTGGGCATTGCCCGCGGTGGGAGAGGGCATCTGCGCGGCTTTCTTCGTGACGTCCATCGCCTGCTGTAGCGCCGCAGTCTGCGGCACCTGCTGCTGGGCGGCCTGCGCCTTGCGGGCCTTAGCGGCCAGGTACGCAAGCTCAAGACCGCCAGGCTGCGTGACGAGTACAGGCTGCTCCTTAACGATTTCGAATATGTCTCGCCGGTACTCGTCAAAGTCCTGGTACTTGGACTTGAGCGAGTTGATTTGCCCCTGGAAGTGCTCCCGGAGCTGGGCCTGCATGTAATACTGGTACATGGGGCCGAGAAACTGGCCAAACCACTGACCAATCGCCTGGCCCTCCTGCTCAAGGATCCTCCGCGCCACACGCTCCGCAACCTGCTCCACAACCTTCGGCCCTTCGGATTCCAGCTTGTTCAGGAACTCGTCAGGGCTCATGGCGGGTTCAGGCTCTCGGAGATTCTGTGCAGGATGCTGTGCGACGGGCTGCTGATAGCCCTGCACCGCCTGCGTCTGCTGGAGGTAGGCCAAGAGCTGCTGNTACTGCTGCTGCAACGTACCAAGCTGCTGGCCCTGCTCCCCGAGCTTGCGCTGAAGCTCCTCGTAACTGCGCTCCAGGTCCTCCGGGGTCTGGTACTTGCCTGCCCACAGCTTCTGCCCAGGGTGTCCCTGCTGCTGCTGTGCCCCCACATCCGTGTCCGGGTGTCCCTTATCGGGGCCGTCCTGCGGCTGTGGGTCCACAGTCTCCGGGGCCTGGTCCGGCTGAGTCTCGGGCGTATGTGGGGCGTCTCCCGTCTCGGGGACCCCAGCAACGTCCTCATCGCTCAAGCCGAAAATGTGCTGCACGTTGTCAGGCATGTTAGCCCTCCTTAATCCTGTCGAGCCTGCGCTCGACGAATTGTTTGACCTGCTCAAAAGCCTTCATGCGCCCTTGAGAGCGCCCGACTTCGAGCAGGTCATTGAAACTACGGGAGGCCAGGTCATTGGCCTCCCGTCGAATCCACTCATCAAGAACCCTTGCCAGCACGGGCCAGCCGTCGTGCATTGCCAGCCGAGCCAGCTTCTCATCGTCTTCCCGTGTGGTCAGAGTACTCACAGCACGCCACCTCCTGAAATCGGCTGTCCTGTCGGGCCGTAGAGAACAGGCTGTTGCGGTTGCTGCGGCTGTCTACGGCCCGAATTCTGTTGGCGCTCTGGCACCCGCCCAGCCACAACCTGCTCATGCAACATCTGCTGTAACGCCATCTGCGCCATCTGCTGTTCGACAACCTCACGCGGCAGGAGCAAGCGCTCGACATTCCTCACGTCGAATGACTGGATAAGCATCTTTGTCAACTCGTAGCGGTCGATGTACGGGTTGTTCGCCGCTATCGCCATGAGTTGGATCAACTGCTGACGGCGTAGCTCCTTGTTGGCCGCAGGGTCCACGTTGGAACCGCTGGGCATGTAGTCACGCTCGCCAATTAAATCCCCAGGTTCCACCATCACCCACTTCATACTGGCGTCCTCGCCAAAGAGGCGAACGACCCTGCTCTGGTCAAGGAACTGCTGGTTGTTTAGGTCCATCAACATAGCTAGACGCTTAATGCCTAGCTCCTCAAAGAGCATGATCTTNACNTCNAANCGAANNCCCGCNNNGGANGTNTTGGTCACAATCTCCGTAGCCGTCTCCTGGCGGGNCGGGTCTACACCACGCACCACGGGCGGCACGCCGAGAGCGTTTTCCATGTCTCTTTCAATGATGTTGCCCTCAATGTAAGCGGAGGAGGGAACATCGGAGAATGCTATCTCCGTCACGTCATCCGGTTGGTCCACGTAGATAATGCCGTGTGGCTTGCTGACAAGCTCCGACTCGTCAATGTCGGCTCCACGCCGCACCTTCCACATGCGGTTTAGGATCATGCTGGCGTTATCAATCCGCTGGTTCCGCTGAGTGTTCAGTTCCGCTTGCAAGTGCTGGATGATCTCCACAGCACTCATGCCGTAGAGCTCGTTAGGCAACGG